CGGCACGAGCTTTTCGAGCGCCTCGATCAAGATCTTGGTGTTTTCTGGCTCTGGCACATCAAGAATAAGACGCGGATACGGACGACCAGGTGCAAAGTTCAGATCGCACCAAGGCCTCACAAAGTAGCGGTTCAGCGTATTGGATTCGGCCTTCGCATCGGCTTGCAGCAGATCCAGGCGAACTTCATTGTGGATCGTAGCCTGGGCCTGGCTGGAGCCGTCGTCGGTGGACATGGTCTGGCCGACCACGGCTTTGCTGACCTGTTTATCCCACCACTCGGCCAAGCCCTTGAAGAAGTCCCCCGCACCGGCCACGTTCGCAGCTTGGGTGAAGTCGATCTTCATGCTGTCCGGTATTACCGCCGCCGCATCGCTGCCGAGGTTGGCCACCGCCGACATCAAGGTATTAATGTCGTCTTTGCTGGCACCTGGGCCGTATCGCCCCACGCGCATGGGCATACCGAAGATATCGGCAAAGCCCATCCAATCCTTCCAGGTCCAGGCCTTGCACATGTAGCCAACGGCTGCCAGGCGCGCCAGGCCGCCCCGGATCGGCAGGCCCGAACGGATGCGAGGCAGGTGGACAATAAACTTGTACGGGGCCAATGCGACGCCATTGAGCATGTCGGCTTCATCCAGGAGTCGCAGCTCCCGGCCGGTCTCTCGGTCAAACTGGAAAAACCGCTGGTCCCGTGGCTCAAAGCGCGACGGGTTCCAGGTCTTTCCACTGCGGTCCCACATGATTTCTGAGACGGCATAGCCCTTGCCCATGGCATCCGTCAGGTCGGCTTGTAGTTCGCCAAACTCTGGAGAGTCCACTATTTCCTTGAGTTGATCTGCACGGCGCACATCTTCGGCATCGTCGCTGGCAGCTTCGACACGAATAGCCAAGCCCGCAATAGCCAGCTTGCGGGTGCCTAATACCGAAGCGTAATGCAGGTCCCGCTCTTCCATTTCCTCGGCGAGGGTCAGGTAGTCATGGGCTGTGCCTTCGGCGGCCGCCTGCAAGATGGATGCAAGTCGACCAGGCGTAAGGCCGCTGGCCACTGACTGGTGCCAAACCTGGCGTATGCCGGTGGTGTGGGCAGCGGCCAGCTCTTCGGTGAGTTTGTCGTACTGGATCGGGCGACCGTACTGGTCGACGATTTTGGATTCAGCCATTACCAAATGCCTTTTTTGGAGCGCCAACCGGCGCCGATCTGGATCTCGCGATCATGCTGGGATGCGGGCTGGACTCGGTGATATTCGATGATCTCGACGTCCTGGCGGGACGCGTAGTCGGCCAGGACGGCGGCGATACCTGCGTCACCGTGGCGCTTGGGTCCGGCTTTTTCGCCCTTTTCGTTGGTCCGTTTTTCAGGGATGCGGGCTACGCCCTTGACCATGCGGAAAGCCCGAACGTCACTGACCACGTCTTTGTCGGCGGGGATGTCGTAGAAGGTGTCGTCTTCCAGGGCTGCCTTGAACGGTGGCATGTTGTCCCGATACCAGCCCTCGGTGAGCATCACCCGCTCAATGCGGTTGAAGCCGAACTCGACCGCAGTGTCTTCTGACAGTTGCGAGCCGTTACCCCTGGCGTCATCGGCGCCTTTGAGGAAGTTGGGTAAGCGACGAATAATGTAGAACTTAATCTGAAGTTGTTGCTTGAACGGGACGTTACGCAGCTCGACCACAAAGGGCGTGCGCTTGCGCAGGTTCTGTTCTTTGAGCAACGGCCAGAAAACCGAGAGGTCGCCGGAGCGGCCGAAGTCCATGCCATAGAAGCTCTGAACGTCCAGGGGAATCGCCGAAAGCAGCGGGAGCAAATGCTCTTCGCACCACTCCAGAGACTCGGCCAGGCGCAAGTGTTCGGCGATGGTTTCGTAACCCTGCGGGTATGCCAGGCGCAGTACCGGCACGTCACGGTTACTGCGCTGCTCAACCAGGGCCATGCTGAGGAAGGCACCGCCACCCTGGGATGGTACGCAGTCCAGCTCCTCGTCGGCTGCATCGCCGTAGAAACCGTAAACGCCATTCACCCAGGCGATTTCATCCTCAAGTCTGTACTCAATACCTTTACGAAGGCAGACACGCTTGTACAGACCATCGGCAACGGCTTCACCGAAAGTGCAGCGGAACACTTCGCCATTGCGCTTGCCAGCCCGGATTTCGTTGACTAGGTCGTTAAAGGCGTTCTCCGTGCCGTCGTGGGTGCTGATCACATGGACTTCACCGCCCCAGATCAACAGAGCCATGGCCGCTTTCAGCAGCTCGGCCAAGTCCGCATGGAACGCGGCTTCGTCGATCACGACAACGCCCTGACGACCCCGCAGGTTGGACGGTCGGCTGGTCAGCGCGACGATGCGGTGGCCGCTGGGAAACACGATGGTGTAGGTCTTGATGTGTTTGTCGGGGTCGCTATCGGGCCAAATGCCTTCTTCTATTTGCTCGGCCGCGTAGTTGTAGGCCCGCGCCCACATGGCGCAGGCCTGGATATATTCCACGGTCATGTCCTGGTTGTAGCCCAAGTAATAGACAGTTTGACCGCCCGCCGATTTTTCGGACGCGGCTACCAGAACGTTGTCTGCCGCCTCGGCCCATGTGAGACCGATACGCCTGGATTTCTCGCCAACCTTGAGCGGGGCGCGTATACCGATCCACTCCTTCTGATAGTCGAGTAAGACTGCTGGGGCAAGCAACGTGGCGGTGCTGTCCAGGACGAGGGGCAGACTCACGATGCCATCCCCAGGATCTCGCGCCGGATTTCATCGGAGGTCGCCTGTGTCAGGCCTCCTTTCTTGGCGATCTTATCAACGCGCGCCGCCGCCGTTTCGACCTTCTCCTTCCACTCCGCCTGCCATTTCTTCTGCACAACCGAGGCCTTACCCAACTCGGCCACAGCTTTGGCGACCTTCGGCAAGTCCATCTGGTCGCCATCGCTCATCAGCAGTTTGAACAGGTGTTCCTGGACAAGACGCATCAGCGCTTCGTTGACCGCGCCTTCTTCATCCGGAGCAGCAGCCACCACGGCACGGGCCTGCTCGCTGGCCATCTTCAAGGCCGAGAGTTTGGATTCGAAGTCCTGGCCATAGCGATGTAGCGCCGACTTGCTGATCGAAAAACCCTGGCTCGACAGTTCGTTGGCCAGGGCTTCGTAATCGCTGAAGTTGTTTTCGGCTAGGGCCTTGTCGAGCCAGGTCTTGACCGGCTTGGGCAGACTGGCAACCTTGCTGCGTGGGGGCATGGGGTCACCAGTACTTTTCTGGTCGGGCAACGCCTGGATTGCAGGCGATGGTGTATTCCGCGATGTCGACCCCGTAGTGGGTCAGTCCGCAGATCCACACACCGTTGGGCTTTTTGTCCAGCGTCACCAGGCTACGGTCGGCCAGGTAGTCGAGTTCGCGGCGTAGCTCCATGGTGGTGGCATCGGGATAGATGCCCTGGATGGTGGACAACACGATAGCCTCATGAGGATCTACGGGGCGCGAGGTGTCCAGGGTCTTGATGATGTACCAGCGCAGGGATTCCCGGCGCGTTTTGGCGGCGTCGATGTTCATTACTTCAGTCCTTTTAATTGAACGGTTTCTAGCTTGAGTGCCAACGCATCAAGCTTGGCCTCGATCACGGTTTGGCCGCGCACGTAATCTTCCCGGCGCACGTAGTGCACGGGCATGTCACCCCGCAGCCGTTCAAAGGATATTTCCAGCGTGCGCAGGCGCTCACTGTCCTTGTCTGTTATTGCAAAGCGCTGATCCAGTCGGCGCTCCATTTGCATGACCATAACCTTCACAAGTCCAGCGAAGGCACCGAGGATGGTTACGGCAATACTCACCAGTTGCCACGCAGGCATTTCAATCGTCGTCATCGACGGCCTCTCTTTTCGCGATGCGTTTGGCACTGCGCGCAAAGCTGCACACCTGGTATGGCCACACGGCGTTGTTCCGGGATTGGCATATCGCAATCCTCTCCTGTGCAGAACTCGGCCGAAGGGCCGGTCAATACTTCACGTTGCGCCAAATGTGCCGCCAAGGAGGATTCGTTATGGATCGCCTCCAGGTGACTGGCAAAGTCAGTTACTTCCATTAAGTGTCCAATCGATCAGGCGGTTGAGCGAAGCCCGGCAGGAACTGTGCAGCTCGCCGTTGCGAATCTGGTTGGCGAGGACAAGCGGCTGGGTGACACCTGAGTCGAGGCTGTCAGCGGCTCCGGCTCCATCGGGCGACGTAGCAATTCCGCTGGCGGCTTGTCGGGCTTGCTGGGCAGGCACTGCGGTGCCGATTCCGTTGGCTTTATTCCACACGCGGACAAAGCCAACAGTGAACATGCCAACAGGCAAAGGCTCAGGCGCCGATTCGAGGGTGCGGCGATACAGGGTCGTGACACGGGCAATCTCTCCCTTGAGTTGGTCGGTGTTGTTGCGTAACGAATCCTTTGCGTCGGCGAGCTGGGTGGCGAGCAGATCGCCCCGATCCTGCTGGACGCGCAGATCCTCAACCGCCTGTTTGGCGGCTTTAGCTGTTGCATCGGCGATACGTTGCTGTTCCTGGGAATGTTCTAGGCGCAGCTTGGCAATAGCTGTTTCCCCTTCGCCCAAGGCCTTGGCGTAACCCTGGTCATAGCCGTCCTGCCAGTTAAGGTGCAGGCCGAACACCACGGCAGCGATGATGCCCACGTACCAGGCGGCGGGCCTGAGTAGGTCGAGCAAGCCATTCATTGGCACACCCCTTGGCCCCAGCCATCAGCAACGTAGAGGGCTTCCCAGCGCAACAGGATCAGGCGCGGGTATTGACGGTTTTCCTTGAACGCAGCAGCCGAGCGGCCGTTATTGAACCGCTCGACGGAGTTGAACCAGGTCAGCGGATCGGCACCCTTAGCCGATGCCAACTTGCGGTCTTTGATCACCCAGCCCAAACCGCCGTTATAGGCGGAAAGGATCAGCGCCCCTTGTTCGCAGGGGCCACGCGCCTGGATGCGGTTCGCCAGCCAGCGGTCATAACTGACAAGCGCCTGCATGGACCAAACCGGGTTATACGGCTCTATCTTGCCGAGAGCCTTGGGAAACAACTCGGCGAGCCAGGTGGCGGTCGAGGGCATCACCTGGCCCAAGCCTTGCGCACCGACCGGCGATTTCGCGTCGAACTTCCAGCGGCTTTCCTGGTGGATCTGTGCGGCGAAGGTGGACACCGGAGCATCCAAGCCCCACTCGGCCTGGGCGATACGGGTTAGGTCGCGACGGTAGCGCTCCGCTTGGTCCGGGATCTCTGCCTTAACCGGAGGGCTTGCAGCCATGACAACCAGCACGCCCAAGCATGCCGCAGCTATATATAGAAGAGAACGAGAGCGGCGCATGTCAGAGCCCCAGCGTCAGGCCGAGGACGCAGCCCAGCACGACCAGGGCGCGGCGGATACCTGCCATGGATTGGTCGCAGTTCGGGACCATGTCCGGCCGGGCGTACGGGAACAACGCTCGATCCAGCCAGTAGCCCAGCACGCAGCCCAGTGTGACCAGGCCGCATTTATAGAGGACGACGGGCAGCTTGGTCGGGGCGACGATGGCCAGGCAGAACAGCAAGGCGATGGTGATCAGTGCCCAGAAGGTCATACGGGGCGTGCGGGGACGCCGCTTCGGTGCGGTGGAAGTCATTGGGATACTCGCGGTGAGTGGATGGTGGCCCGCAATGCGGCCAGGTGTTGAGCGGCGACCACAGCGTTGCCGGGTACATGGACGGGTGGCCGGTACTCGGCAAAGGTCGGAGTGACGGTTCTTACAGCGGGACGCAATCTCTCCTGTTGGCGCACGTGCTGCTCGGTACGGCCGTCAGCCTGCGCGATATGCAGTTGCACCAACTCCCGCCAGTCGGCCGGAACCTTGGCCCACAGCACCGCCCGCGCAGCATCATCACCAGCGGCGAGAATGAGCTGGGCAAATTGGCGTGGCCATCGAGGCCGGGCGACTTTCGGGGGAGCGAGAGCGGAATGCATGGTGCGAACCTGCCGTTGGGGGGAACGGCGCCAGCTTCGCGTATGGGGGAGATTTGTTGAGTATCAGCGGGGTTTAAGAAAAAACCCCGCTCGGGGCGGGGCTTGAGACTTACAAGCTGCGAAGATGCTTCATGAAAGCAATATCCTCATCGGATACGCCTTCTTTCTTTCGTTCCGCTTCCCACTCTGCCTCTGTCTGCTCCTTAGCTGGCTCAGCGCGCGTCAGATCTGGGTTGGCAATCTCGGCATCACAACTGAATGAATCCTCTGCCCATGTTTTTTTTGAATAATCGATTTCATGCTGTGTTGGGGGGGTACTAAAGCAAGCGCCATTAATAAAAGACACATCA